TAGAGGATATATATTGGACCTTATAGAATTCCTATCATATTCCTATAAAAACATATCGATTTTGCATCAAATACCTACCTGAGCTATGGTTTTCCGTATCGGGAAACCTCCCCAGAATATACCTGAACACCTTGACCATCATCAATACAATCCTCTACAATTTGGAGAAAAATATTTTTATCCAGTAATCTGACTAAAAATATGATTGCCGCGGGAGAGTGTATTTCAGTATACTGACTAAAAATTTTTTTTCCATGGAAAGTATAATATATTAATTAATACAGTCCTTTTTCTGTGAAAAAAAATTTTTAGGAAGCATTCAGCAGCAGGTAACGGAATGTTGAATCTACCATGAACCCCCTCATTTACCTGCTATGAGATACATCTGACCCCAGTTATAGTCCATTTTTTCATCCATTCTTATCCGCAAAATCGATAAATTTCCCTTTTAATCCCTCATAAAACAAGTCAGTATACTGACTAAAATAAATTACCTAGTCATTGAATATCTAAGGATTCACACCTTGGTATCCGAACATTCCTATTTCCACAGAAAAATTAAAAAATTCCAAAACAATCATACTAATAATAAGTAAAAATAGGAGAAGTAGAAAGGAAACAAAAATGACAAATGAAATAATTGAACTACTGGAACAATCTGAATATGGCATCATTGCCATTAATGAACCAAATATATTTCTGGATGTCTGTTTGCTGGCTGAAGGATGTGCATCGGATGTCGCAATCTGGTATGATGATAATAAAAAATGCAAAGCAATATCCATCTACAAAGTAGATTATCAGAAAGAAGAAAACACACAAAATCAAGTAGTTGCCAGAGCAAAAGCAGTACATCATTGTTTTGCGATATATAATGCTCTTGGGTTAAACAATAATCATGCAAAAGACCCATTTCGGTCGAAAAAATTTATAAAGTTTTATGAAAATATTTGCGATTGTTCAAAAACGGTTTATGTTGTAGTGGAACAGTGAAAAAATAGCAGGGATTCATCGCTTATTAGTCAAGCAAAATATGGAATGAGGTGAAAATGATGTATACAATACTACTACCAATTCATCCGGATTATGTAAAAAATATATTTAATGGAACAAAACGATATGAATTCAGAAAAAGAATATGTAAAAAACCTGTGGATAGGATATTAATCTACTCTACGTCTCCCGTTATGAAAGTGATGGGAGAAGCTGAAATTGAGGATATTCTTGTTGATACTCCAGAAATCATCTGGGAAAGAACAAAGGAAAAAGCAGGAATTGATAAGAGATTCTTTGATCGATATTACGCAGGCAGAAACCAGGCAGTCGCTTATAAATTAAAAAATATCACTGAATATAAAATGCCAAAAGAATTGAAAGATTATGGGATAAGTAGAGCTCCGCAGTCTTTTCAGTATGTTAAGTAGGTCTTATTTGGAAGATTATAGGTTAAAAGGAGCAGGATGTTAAGTGAAAAAATGGATAAATGTGGAAGAAATTGGACAATTGTATCTCGAAAAGATATTGGTTACATTCGACATTCCTATCTTGTTCGTATGCAGTAATGGTAAAAATAAAAAATATTTGTGTTTAAATATCGATGATGAGGATGGAACAACAGTAATTGCAGAAATCAGTGAGGCAACATTAAGTGCCATGCAGCAAAACAAAATAGCTATGGAAGCTGTTTATCGACAGGCTATTGGAAAAAAAATTAATAATTGCAAAATATGATGAAAATAGTAAGAAAATCATCTCAGAAGTAGAAAATTCGGAAACGGTAGCAGCGAATTTTCTTCCACAAAAAGGAAAATTTTTATGCGAAAAAGAGTAAAATTAAGAAAAATACTAAATATAAAAATGCAGTATATTTTAAGGTATCAAACTGGTAGTTATGCATGGGGATCTAATTAATTTGTAAGTAAAATAGGAGATTTATTTATGAAGAATAATAGATTAATAACATTTTTATTTTATTTTTTTCTAATTGTATGTATAGTATTTTTAATATTGGATTTTATGTCAATAATTAAAATCGATAATGCAATAAAAGGAGGAATTATAAAGCAGGAAGAAGATAAAATTTTGTGTTTGAATGTATATGATAAAAGTAAATCATTACTTCTCATTATTTTCTTTCCTTCCTTTCCTATAAAACATAACAAACATAACTAGCATTAATATCCCTATAGATAAAAAAATTAAATTACGTCCAACAAGATATGAAATGAAAAAACAGATAGATGCTATAATATAAATTAAACTAGCAATTATATTCTATAAATGAGCAAGTTCGTGATTTTGCATAAAAGAAAGACACCTCGATTCCATGTGTTGTATAATGAAAGTGCCAAAACAAACATTTGCAACATTTACGAAAGAAGGTGTCTCTCGCAAATACTATACATCATTCCTCATTCATATACAACCAGTTTAAAAAATTAAACTTATGCAAATTTTATTCGAACCGAGTAATAAACCATCTTATGAGTATCCTAATCAGTATTTTCATTTCAGGATATCATGGAAAAACCACGGACTTTGCTAAAAACAGTTCCTGCCACAGAACTACGATTGCCCATTTCCTCAATTCCGGAAAATGGGATGATTCCTTACTTTCAGATACGTTAAAATGCTCTGTCATTGAGATTATTTATTCAGAAGCAGCACGCACCGGAAAACCTGTTCTCTGTATTGTGGACGATACGATCGCTTCAAAGACAAAGCCTTCGTCACAGGCTTTACATCCGATTGAAGATGCGTATTTTCACCAATCCCATTTAAAGGGAAAACCGGATTACGGGCATCAGGCAGTTGCTGTTATGCTTTCCTGCAATGGCATTGTTCTGAACTATGCTTTTGTAATGTACAATAAGTCCATTTCCAAGATTGACATTGTACAAAGCATTGCAAAGGAGCTGCCTGTTCCACCGGTAATGTCCTATTTTCTTTGCGACTGCTGGTATGTTTCTGAAAAGATAATCAATACCTTTGCACAGAGAGGGTTCCATACCATCGGTGCTTTGAAAACAAACCGTTTGCTGTATCCATCGGGAATGAAAAAGAAACTTCGTGAACTGGCCGCCGAATTGTCTGTTACACATCGTGAATTTGACCTTGTGACAGTCAAAAAACGAAACTATTATGTGTACCGGTACGAGGGAAACCTCAACGGCATAGAAAATGCGGTAGTTCTTTTGAGTTATCCGGAAAAAGCATTTGGTAATCCCAAAGCATTGCGTGCTTTCATCAGTACAAACGCAGCCCTGTCTACACAGGAGATTCTTTCCTGGTATGTGTGTCGATGGCCGATTGAAGTGTTTTTCCGCCAGTGTAAGGAGAAACTGGCACTGGACGGCTATCAGATACGCTCTGCACAGGGAATCAAAAGGTACTGGCTGCTTATGTCACTGGCACATTTCATGTGTGCAGTGGGTACTGGTAGGTTCTGCTCGTTTGAAACTGGATATCACGAAATCTGTGATACCATTCAGCTGGAAAAGTATCGTTATCTTTTTCAATGCGCAAAGGAAAGTAATGATTTTGATTCATTTATGAAATTCGCAGTGTAGTTTTGTGCAATTTTTCAAATTTGCTCATTTATAGTTATATTTTTATTTATCTTCATATCTTTCACCCCCAAAACTATTTTTAGTATACATCTATCCAACGTAGTCGTCAATAAATACATGAGGATATATGGTTCTACAAACAACTTGTCATAAAAATCAGAATAATATTCAAAATTATTATTATTTTTTGTGCAAAACAAAGTTGGCTTCTCCCTTTAAAACATTATTAACCGGAACACGTTAATAAATATATTATTGTGCCCTATAAACAATAATTTTGTGTACGCTGACGATGGTATTTGCCGGAGATTGTGTTATAGTAATGCCATGAAATAAATACGAAACAAGCAAAGGTACAATAACAGCAAACGCTGGGATTGCACCTTTTTCTTTTACAATTAAAGGAAAAATTCGATATGTTAAGAGAAGCGAGGCAGACGAGAATGCGATTAAGATTGCAAAAGCGTACACAGGAAGAGATAATATCATTTGCTTTTCCAGAAGTTCAGCAGCAAACATTCCTGTAAACATGGAACTTTGCGAAAAAATGGGCTTGGATAAAGACAACTATTCTGTATCCATTCCACTTGGTTCTACGATCAACATGGATGGAGCAGCAATCATAATCACAGTAATGACATTAGCAGCCGCACATACACTTGGAATCAGCGTAAGCATTCCAACAGCAATCGTATTAAGTATCTTAGCAACACTTTCCGCATGTGGAGCATCAGGAATCGCCGGAGGTTCCCTCCTGTTAATCCCTGTAGCATGTTCCCTTTTCGGAATCTCCAATGATATTGCCATGTAGGTAGTAGGTGTAGGATTTATCATCGGTGTAATTCAGGATTCTTGTGAGACAGCTCTGAACTCATCTTCTGACGTATTACTGACTGCAACAGCAGAATTTATATATTAGGGAAAGCATCTTTTTTCTTTGGGAAGAACCGATAGAGGCATGGGATTTTGGACCGGTTGTGCCAGAAGTATTTGAAGAATATGAACGATATGGCGGATTAGATATTCCTACAATCACCTAGCATGTTCGATTTGCAGAATATTTTTCTGATAATGCAATGAAAGTAGGAAAAGAAAAATGGATAAGATTCGAGGATTTAAATAACAAAATAAGTAAAAGAAAGGTCAGTTTTATCTGATCTTTTTTTTCTGCAAAAATTTTTTGATTCTGTCATCCTAATAGTGTATAGGATTTTGTAATTCTAAAAACAAACAGTTACTCAGTGAGATAAGCAAAAGGAAAAGATATCACCTTAAACGCTTTCATCTCGGTCATCGAATGGATGAGAATTCCTGTTTGGTATCTTACAACAAATCAACAATCATCAAGAAAAGGAGAAAATGAAAATGTTAAAGTCAAAGTTAAAAAATTTTAAACAGACATTTGTGGTATTTTTGTGTTTTATGATGTGTCTTAGTCTTTTTACTCCAGTATCGACTTTTGCTAAATGTTCTCACAAAAACACTACATGGAAAACTATTCAAAAGGCAACATGTAAAAAAGAGGGTAAAAAGATTAAAGTCTGTAAAAATTGTGGGAAGAGTTTAAAAACAAAGAAGATCAAAAAAACTGACCATCTTTATTATTTAACAAATTACAAGCCTACTTGTACAACGCCCCAGTTTGTATATCACAAGTGTAAATATTGCGGTAAGTCTTACACAGAAAGAGTTGGTAAGCCTTTAGGTCATAAATGGTCGAAGTGGAAAATTGATACAAAAACATTATTTAACAAGAACACTAAAGCTGTACGCATTTGCAACAGATGTAAAAAGGTAGAAAGAAAAAATGCCAAAAATATTAAAAAATAATGTTAGCAATATGATAAATATTCATACGACAACCCGAGAGTATGACCGTTGGAAACTAAGAGAAAAACTCCCAGGCAAAATTCCTGTCCGTGGCGGCGATGCCCCCACACCTGTCTATCGTTGACCTGAATGTAGTTTCTCTTTCTGCGGAGAGAGAGACTAAGTTCGGGCTGAATCTATTGCCACCAAATAGCTCTATATTTTAAGACTCCATATCATTTTGATATGGAGTTTTTTATGTTGTCAACAAAAATATCATTCTACTACCGAGATAAAAAAATGATGAGAAGGAGGTTTAAAGATCAAGATTATCTCTGAAAAAAACAAAATAAAGAAAGAAGGAAAAAATGAAAGTTATAGCAATACTCTCCGTTGATGAAGATGTATTAAATGAAGTTAAAGAGGGTGATGAGACTACTAAAGTGGTCTCAGAGTTTGCATGGCTGCATGACTCTGGTATTATCCTGGATGAATGTCATGATCTGGAAAACTCAGATATAGACAACGTAACTGACGAATATCAGCTTCTTATCTGGAATAAGGAAAAAGAAGAATATAGTCCTGTGGGGCAATGTCAAAAAACACTAGAGCAATGTAAGCAATTGGCTGAAGTATATCTATCTATCGCAAATTCTCATGTGTACGATTTAGCCAAACATAAGATTTGTAGAAGAAAAATATACACGCTTTATGGAGACAAAACAGAAGCAGAATGACAAACGAGGAGGAAATGAAATGAGAGCTATTGTTAATGTAGAAGGAACGGTAACTGTTAAAGAAAAAGATATGGTAAATGAAGTGGAAAGTCTGATTTCAAGGCAAGTATCGAGCAAGGATATGAATTTAACATATGAGATTGTAAATGATACTACTTTGTATTTACATGAAAAAACATCGTATTGGAGTGAGTCGGATCTGTTGGATATCCTTAATACAATCCTTCCCTATATAAAAGAAGGTGAGCTATCTTATGTTGATGAAGATCATTCCCATTTGAAATATCTGTATAACGAAGAAAATAATAAGTGGGAAGTATTAACAAGAAGACTCATCTATGCAAAGCCTGATAAAACAGATGATATGGGAAAAGATGAACATAAAGCACTAACAGTAAAAGACCTCTTATATCGCACTGGTGGAAATACAAAAGTAGAGATATAAGAAAGGAGGACAGACTTTATAAAAAAACAAGAATTCCCCTGCCTCTTTAGGCTGTGGGATGAATTACAAAATTCGTGTAACGTCAGTGGTGGGCGGAGAAACGGTATCCCCCACTGACATGAAGTTAATCTCTGCCGGAAGAAATACCGGCATTCAGCCTCTGCATAAAGGATACCGGCTGTGGATTAAAACAACTATCGCAAAAGTATTAGATATACCAACAGATACGCTTTTATGTGTAGGAGGGGAATAAGATGATGACGGACAAGGAATGTAGATTAATGAAAATTGCGATGGATGCGAGCGAGGTATCCATTGCAGCACTGCAAATGGCACAAGCAAACGGCTACCTTAAAACGAGAGAAGCAAAAAGCCGGCTTTTAGATGCGATCGTTTCTTTGAATTTTGCGATAAATACAAGTGTATTTGATGAAAAAGATATCGCTTATATGGCTGCAAAATATAGGAAAATGGAGGAAATGACTGACAGCGGATTAAAACAAAACAAAAAACGAAAGGATATCATGTAATATTCCGGGATTATATTGAGCTTCGCACGGACGGATAGAATTTCTGGTCTAGGAAGAAAAAGGAATATATCATGAATGAAAGAGAATATCCAGACGATGTATGGCATTTGATCTGCGATAACTTTATTGATGCCAAATACCAGATGATGTGCCTGCAGTGGTGTGCCAGAGGGTTAACGATAAACGACGCAATTAAGAAAGTAAAGGTGGATATCGAAGTATCCGAAAACTGTATAGGAAGTAGAAAATATTAATGATAAAAGGAGATAAAAATGCAGGAAAAAGAATTAGCAATAAAAAGAGAAACTATTATAAAAAAATAAAAGAAATCTATTAATAGAACACAAAAAGGAGTTAAGAAATGAAAATTATAACAACTTTGGAAAAAGAAACTACATTTACAGAAATCAAAAAAGCTCTTTCAAACGGAACAGCAAGAGAACTTTTTGGTGGAGTTGGAAGCATCTCTGTCGAAGTAGAAGAAATAGGAACAGTTATCTTTGACATCATCGGATACGACAGCGAGAAGCTTGTAGACAAAGATAGCAAGCACAGCATGACGCTATGGATGCGCGATTTGCTCTTTGATGAAATGGCATTTGACGAAGAGGACAGCAATAGATGGGAAAACTCAAGCCTTCGCAAGCATATCAACAGCGATGCATTCGTTGAGCGCTTTGAGCCAGGATTTAGAGAATTACTTAGCCCGGTTTACAAAAGAAACGGCGATAGAGCAGATACAGAAGATATCTTCTTCTTGCTGTCAAAAGAAGAACTGGAAGACGGCTATTATGAATTTGTTAAAACCGAGCGTGATTGCGTGAAAGCGAACAAAAAAGGAGAAACAGACTGGCACTGGACGCGTAGCGCGAATCTTGGCCCCGCTGGTAACACTTGGTATGTGGGTGCTAGTGGCACCGTTGGCCACTACGATGCGATCTGGGCGTATCGCTTCTCCCTGGCTTGTGTAATCTCAGCGTAGCACAATCTTACAATCGTGCCCCGCTGCGCAGGGGCACAGAAACTGGTTGTTCATATCTGGAAACTGCATATCGTATCATAAAAAAATAATAGTAGATATCTTGAGATCATTTGAAAATACCTCTATGCAAAAGCATAGGGGTATTTTTTATTATGTTCCACAGTCTGACATTCTATTTTTGAGATAATTTATTGACGAAAAGGAGGGAAAATATTTCATGTCAATATCTCGAATCAATCAAGGAAGAAGGGATTATATAAGAAAAAGGAAAGTTTAACAGAAAATCTTTTCATAAAATCCGACCGACCGGTAAGAAATTAGAAATACTTATATAAAAAAATCGAACCAGCCAAATTTCTGACATACTATATATGAAAGGTAAAAGGATTTTATAAAAAGCAAGGATTCTCCTGCCTCTTAGGCAGTGAGATGAATTGAGTAATTAACTAACTAACTAACGGCAGTGGCGGGCGGAGGAAACGGTATCCCCTACTGACAAGAGGTTAAGTCATGTCGCCATAAATACGACATGTCAGTCGTTATTTTTATAGCGACTGTGGATTAAAACAAATCGTGGAAGTTACTATCACAGAAGAAAAGGAGAAATAAGAATGAATATAGAAAATATATCAAAAGAAAAAGGTGAAGTTCTTGTAAGGTTAAGTAAGGATGATCTTGTAGGCATATGTAATGCTTTATATAGACAGACTGAAGAACAAGAAAATAAAGAAAATATTCTGCAGCTTTATAGCGATATGATGATGGCGCGAGATCTTTGTCAATATGGACATATTGATGACGTTTGTTTGCAAAATATCGTCAGATGCCGTAGCGGTATAAAAGGAGTTTTATCTGATACTGATATTCAATCCTTCAACAAAATAATATAAGGATTCCCCTTCCTCAACATCAGTAGGTAGGGGAGGAATTATATAAAATTCACTAAGCGTCAGTGGTGGGCGGAGAGAGATTGGTATCCCCCACTGACAAGAGACTTAAGCAACAGTCGGATTTTCCCGATATTCAGACTCTGTTAAACTTACCGACTGTGGATTAAAACAATGCGTATCTTGAGAGCAATAATATTCCGGCCGCATTTAAAAATTCCGACTGGGTTCGGATTTATAAGCGAATTGTCGGGGATATTGGATGCAGTGATATACTGGCAGAATGGATGAAAGAATAATGTTTTTGTTCAAAAAAGTCTATTCAAAAAAAGACTCAGAAATTATCAGTAAGGTGGAGATGAAAATGACAAGAGGATATTTTGTGGAAGAAAAAGGAAAAAAGATTTATGGGGCAGAGATCAAGTTAGATGCGTATTTATCCGGTATTGGACGTAATATCATTAATGCATTTGCCAAAGGTGAGGAAAAAGCGTACATGGAAAAACTGCGACAGGAAATGGATGAGAAACAAAGAGAAGATTTAGATCAATATATTTGTCCGGAATGGTATCGTATTACAAAAAGATCAGAAAAAGATGCATATGTACAAGAGTATGGATATGTATTAAAAGGGGATCTTCTTAAGGTATATAACTATGGCAAATTATTTATCACGATAACCAGAGAGACTGCTACAGAGTGGGTATATTTATGTGATAATGAACATTTGATCAATGATTCATTGTTATATCCTGATAAAAAGCTTAGACATGAGTATTCAAAGGAGTTTTCAGTATATCGTTACCTGCAAAAACAGTTAGATGCTGGAATAAAAGCGATGGATATTGTTTTTCCTGTAAAAAGGTACAGTTATATGGATTTAAGTGACAATCATACGATGGATGTATGGCATCGTTCGGATGCTCCAGCTTACCTTAAGTTTTTGAAATTTAAAGATATTGCGAATGAGATTAAATTTATCGCTTCACTGGAATTTGGGAAGTGGGAAGTTGCGATTCAGTTGCCTTATATTCGTATCCCCTTATCTGTCCAGCCAGCAAGAACTGAAACGGGAGTGATGAAAAATCTGCGAGAATATATCAAAAATAATGAAAATGCATTACGGGATTTTCTCTTAGTGAGTAACAAATATTATGAGGTGAAAATGCAGATGCTCTCTGATTCTGGAATGACCAGTATAGCTGATGTTGAGGTCAATAATATGAGACCGTTTGTTGAGTACAGAAATCAGTTTGAAGCTTATGTAAGAGATAAGAAGTGGCTGTTTCAGACTTCTTATTTCTCTGTTGATAGAGCTATTACCCACTTAAGAGAAGAATATGACAGGTTAGTCACAAAAGTTGATACTAAAGCAATGTAAGAGAGTCCAGGATAATCTGAAAGGCAGGTAAGAAATATGTTAAACAAAGAAAAATATGCAAAAGAGCTTGTAGAAATTGCATGTGATCCTGAGAGAGTTGCATTAGACAAGCAAAACAATAGAATATGTGCATGCAACCAAATCAGTTGTATCAACTGCAGGTTTTATGTCAAAGAAGGCAGTGACTGTAGAAGCGAGAGAATTAAATGGGCTAATTCAGAATACATTGAGATGAATAAAGTACAGAAAAAATTATATAAAATACCAAGTTTGGATGACATTGAGAGTTTATACAATGAAATTGTTCCAATGCTAACAGAACTCAATACAAAGAATGATGTGATTAAATTTGCAAAGAAACACCATGTGACAATGGAAATCAATTATGATATTGCTGATCGCTTCGATGAAAATGAGTCAATTGAAGTTATTCGATGTGAAAATTGGGGAGATTTGGATTACATTTATGTTTATAAAGATGCACGTAAGCCAATATTCGATGTCTGGTGTGATTTTCTAGAATTTGATTTTATCACGGATATACATATGGAAGATCTCCGCAAAGAATATGATGCAGGTATTCAATTGATATGGTGTAAAACACCAGAAGATAAATTGCCGGAATTAGTTAATATTTTAAAATGTGTCGGGATTACAATGCGAGGATATCGTACCAAAGAATACATGGATAAATTGGTCGGCAATGTATTTTGAAGCAAGTCTGATGACCTAAAGGCTTTTTCTGGATTAAAAGTGAAAAAAATAATCCGGGAACTTACTGAAAAAGATTATGACCGGGAGCTTGTTGATAAAACTGATAAAGATGAATCTGGTAACTGCCGGTACGAAATTAACTGTATGTATGAAATCGAGTTAGAAAACGGTGAGATTATCAATGTATATGAGGATGAAGTTAATCCAGAATATCATGGAGATTACGAGAAATAACATGAATTGTCATTAGAAAACATCATACGCTGTCTCTTAGAGGTGGCGTATGGTGCAATATGGAAAAACAGAAGATTTTATATTAAGAAAAGGAGAACACATGAATTTACTATCATTTTTTGTTGTAGAAATTCGCCCTGACGGGAGCCGTCTCAGAGTAGTAATTAAATCTAATACTGTTTATAAAAAGATGGTAAAAGAATTATTAGATATTGCATGAAAGAAAATGATACATTTGCAGAAAGTCGTCAGTATGACGGTTTTTTGTTTTGCTCTGAATATTTCATACTAAACATACGAGATGATTTATTGATGGAAAGGAGGATAGAATATAGTGGTCGTCTCATAACTGGTTGTAGAAAATATTTAAATTATAGGAGGATTTAAAATGAAAAAAATATTATGGTTTTCCAGACATAAAATGACACCGGAGCAGAAACTTGCACTTGGGGATGTTGAGATTATGCAAATTAATAAGACAATCAATTCTGCATATGAACTGAAAGATGAGATTGATGAATGCGATATTATTGCAATCGTAGCCCCAATCAATCTGCAGCAACAGTTTCTGAAACTGGCTGAAGGTAAGCCTGTTATCATGGCGGTAAACGATAGAGTTTTAATTGATCAGGAAAATGGTTCAGAATCAAAAGTAGAATTTCGCTTCATTAAGTGGGAGCGGCTTTTAAAAATTGAGGTGCAAAAAGAAGATTTTGCCCCGGTCA